TAACTGACTGTAGTTCTTTCTCATTACAGAGTTGATTTCTTCTACTGATAAAGCTCTTGACCAAAGTGCTACATTAGCCATTTTACCATTAAAATAAGTTCCATCTGGATCGTGCTTACCTAATAATAAGGGTGCATCATCTCCAGAAATTGTAAATGTAGCATTACCATCAGCAACTCCATTTACATAAAATGTAGTACCATTTGTTACTCCACTTTCAATAGTAATAGCAAAATGATTCCAAGTATCTTTAGATATTGCATTCGTTGAAGAAGTAGCAGTACTTCCATCATAAAATCTTAATTTAGGAGATGCTTCATTTGATAAATAAAATTGATAATTAGTTCCACCAGAATCTCTTTTATGTACCATTGGTCTATACACACTTGCTGTTGTACCAGTAACATACGCCCATAAACAAATAGTTATATTCCCACTAATTTGCAAGGATGAATCATTACCACAATTTATATATTGACTACTATCAGCTACAAACGAAGTCGAACCTTCACAAGGAAACTTGAGGGTGTCTGACTTGTTAGATTTGAAGTCGAGGTATAGTTTAAGGTTGTCCTTTATATAAGGTAGTGAAGTCTTTCTAAACTTTGAAAGTGTATTAGCGATTCCAATAAACATATTGAAACCTTAATATAAAAAAACTATATCACCAGACGATGGTGCAGCCGATCCAGATGTTTTCCTTGCACCGACCACTCTAAATGGTAAAACTGCTCCTTCTGGACAATTTTGAAAAGCTACCCAGGTACTTCCATCAAAACTAAAATCATAATTATCACCAGTTCCAATGTAAACACCTTTAGTTGCAGAATGAGTTGCGTTGGCATCTGTTATACTAACGGCTTTTGCAGCCGATCCTAAACCTTTGACGATAGGTATTGCAGACATAATTACTCCTATATGTTATATAATCATACAAGAATTTTTTATGCTTTATATAATTAACGAATAAGGAATGTGAAATATTTACATTTTATTTTTAACAAAAAAAAGAGCGATGTATTTAATTAATTAAAATTTATTTCAGCTGAAAACTTTAAAATTTTAATTATAGACTGCTTGTCTACCTTTACTTCTCTTTGTAGGTGCTTTTTTTGTTTTCAACTTTTTCTTTTTGCGACCAAAATTTTCATCATAAATCTTTTGTCCAACAAATGGTATTCTTTTAATCGTCATTCTTGCTGCTTGTCTTTTAATTGGTCTTAATGGATTTTCTTTATCGTTTATTGCTCTGTTTACTGTTTGACCAAAGTTCATAAGTGTCTCAAACATTAAAGAATATTTAGGGCCAAATAGAATACTGATAAATGGATTTGCCCAACCAGAGTGTTGTACTGCAAATAACAGATCACCAATGATACCGATCTCCCCAGTCTCCAACATAATACCCCAAGCTTTTTTCATTTTAGTTTCTTCTTCTTCTGGTTCTTTATTCCATAGCCAATCACTTGCTTCTTTGTATCCATACCCTAAAGCAAGTCTCCATAAAATGAGATTGACCATTGGAAACATATTTCCTCTTTTTGTTTCCTCTAAAATAAAATCTTTTAACCATCTTATACTTCTATGAGAAAAACTTTGAAAGATTGACTTTCTTGTCCAAAACCCTTTTGATGCCCAGTTATATGGTTTATCAATTGTAGAAGTAGGTTGAGTTTGACCAATAGCATTATTACCAATTCTTAATTTTTCATCTCTGGTAAAATAACCTCTTCTTTTTATTTTATCTATATCTAATCCGTCTGTAACTACATTAAATAATCTTTTTATGTGGTCTTGCATCATACCAGTTGCTGATGGATCATAGTTCTTTAGTAATTGCTCTGCTTGTAATACCCTTGAAAATCCAATCGTTTCTCTTACTGATCTTTCAGACCTTGTAAATAAAATAACATTATCAGCATAGAAAGATGCCATTTTTGCACCTATCCCTGTTTTTTCTAATGATTGAGCAAAAACATATTTAGAACCAATTAAATCGTGTGCTAATTGTCTGTCTTTTTTATTTCTGGCGATATACAATCTTGCAATACTATATAATGTATTTAATGTGCCACTTTGTGAAAATGCCTTCCCTAAATCAGTAAGGTTTTTTAAAGTTGTTCTTGGTGTTAATAAAAATGTAGTAGTTGATCTGGCAACCCTATTAAAAGTTTCATCATATATATCTTGTCTTTTTAATCCCATTGACCATCCCATAATGTTCGCAGCTAACTTGTGGTCATACCCATCAGCACTGATCACCTCTAATTCTTTATCAATGTTTTCGTATTTATACTCCTCATCCATCTTACCAAATTCTTTCGCATACCCAATTGCTTCGTATGATTTATCAATATAAGCGTGAGCAATATCCATCACATCATTAACATATGCCCACTCTGGGAATATACGATCACGATGCAACTCCAATGGGTAGCTATGCTTAAACTTTCCAGTTGGTTCAAATACTTGCTGAATGAAATGTTGTCTTAAACCTTGCTTTCTGTAGTTATCAAGAAAATCAATAATATATTTTTCTGTCTCTTCTTTACTAATGGAATAACCAGAAAACACATCCCCCTGGCTAACTCTTCCACTTATTACTCTTTGGACATGATCAACAATTTCATCCCATCTTGGATGTTGTGGAGACATATCATTATATATCTCTGGCTTTAACGATAATGGGAAATAGTTTTCAATAAAGTTTAGTTCTTCATTAATATATTTTTTACCCTCTGCATATATATCATTTGTAGTATCCTTCCAAAATCTTAAAAAGGCTTGACCGCCCTCCGACAGATCGGATGCACCATCTGACTCAATAATCTTCTTCATTATTTCCTTTTCATCAGAAGGTACTTTTTTCCAAAGTTTTTCCATTTGCACTTCTGAAGGTTTCACTTTAGAAGAATGATAATAATCAGCTTCTTTAAACATTTTCAATAAAGCATTACCACCATCACCCATTTTTTCTAATGTCCGTTGCATACTTTGTCTGTTGTATACCCAATACAAACCTAATCCATCTATCGGCTTTTTTAATACTTTAGATGCTCGTTGCATTATTGTTTCTCTATCTTCATCAATCTCTTGTTTTCTTTCGGCAGCTAATTCTTTTAAAGTTTTTTTCTTTGGTGCTGATATTTGTCTTATTGGCTTTGAACCATACTTTCGCTTTAATAACCAATCTATATAACTGGCTATCTCTGTATCAGATGCTTCTCCCAGTGAATCATATCCAGTAATAACCTTTTTATATGTCCTTCTTTCATCATCTGTTAATCCAATTTCATTTTCAAGTATGTGTGCCCTTGCAAGTGCTTTCCTTCTTGGATTATCTATCTTTTTCTTTTCAGCTACTAATGTAGATCCTTTTTCTCCAAAGGTTAATGCTCTTGGCGAATGATCTGCGTAACTATTTAATTTTCCATTTTGTTTAACAATTATGTCAGTCAAACTATCTGATACATTTAATTTATTTAAAGTTGTTAAATGCCACGGACTAATACCACTATCAGCATCTACAATAGAAATCATTTTCATTGAACCAATATTGGCTGATATTTCTTTTAAGGTCTTTTGCATTTTATGTACTTTATCATTAAAAAACTCATAAGGCACATCCACCACCCCTCTGATCCTATTATGTCCATCTAACCCTATTAGTGTGAAAAATCCATTTTGTTCTAAACCTCTTGCAACTGGAGCCAGATCGGCAGTGTTATATATTTCCTTACCTAACCACTTATGCTCAATAGAAGGTTTTAAAAGTTTATCATCTGGATACGCATCAAATTCAATCTGCTTAACACGCAATCCTTTCGCTTCTGGACTTTTTGTTATAGTTGCATAACTACCACTATCTATAATAATGTGACCAAGAAATCCCTTTACCTCTTTATCTTGTATTGAGGTATACTTTAGATCAGCCTTGCTTGGCTCTGGTGAACCAGTTGGATGATTGTGCATCATATAATAACCATCCGCTTTTGTATTTGACATACCCTCCCTTATTACGGCAGATAAATCTTTACCACTAACATCATCTAATCCCATTACCGCTCCAGGTAATCTATTGGTCACGGCATTTTGAAATACAACTTTGTTATCTTTAATGTAAAATATTCTTAATGTTTCGTATCGGGGATCACGGAGGACTTGGGCAGCCATAGCCAAGTCGTGAGATGTTTTTACTTTTGTTCCAACGAGGTCAATAAAGCCTTTTTCTCGGAGGGGTTTAGTGATAGCGTTACCTCGTATGGTATACCCAGATCCCAATCCAGACCACGCTCCACTATCTTCTGCTCCTCTGGGGTTCGGTTCAGATAATTCTTTTCGGAGTTGGATTGTAAGGTCTTTTTGTTCTGGTGTCGCATTTTCTCTAAACGGCTTTTTTATGTCCGTGAAGTTAGGAAATCTTTCTGATGGTTCAAACATACTATGATCTTTTATTGATATTGCTTTATCATCAAACACAACATAATTATATATATCACCAGTATCGCCACCAGTTTTATTCATAGCTTTATATCTATTACCATCTAATTTTAAATAATCACGCAAAAACATTGATGTTGCTTTTTCTTTTGAAGGCATTGAGGCATCTAAAAAAGCATTTCCATCTTTATTAATACCACTATTTGGTTTCATATCTGCTTTTAAAAATTCATATATTTGCCTTCCTGTAACAATGTCATCAAAATAGTCTGGAGAAATACCGAGAATATCTTCAACCATTTCCATATAAACTGGACTTTTTAATTTTTGTTTATCAAAATATCTTGGTGTTTCTATTTTACCACTTTTTATATCTTTTAATACTTTATATAAATCATCACGCAATTGCTCATCTAATGGAGCATCCCAATCCATCCATTTAAACTCATCTGGACTTTTACTTGCTATTTCTACTTCGTAAACATTTTTATCTTTAAAAATCTCAAATTCAAAATCATCTTTTTCAATTAATTTTAAAAGTTCATTATAAATTCTAATTTTATTTTCATAACCGTCTTTGTATTCTGGTTCATCTACAATATATCTTTCATTATGAGTTATACTTTCTTTTATAAAAATTTTAACAACATCCTTTGGTGTGCGAGTTTTATCTGGCTCTGTTTGTAATTTGCCTTTCTCTGGAAGTGCTGCGTTTTTTAAACTAATTTCTTTTATCAAGAAATCTTCAATTATTTCTGCATATATTAATGAATCTTTGTATTTATTATGATGTCTAATCATTGGACTATGCTTATACCATTCTTTTTCCATTAAGTATGGATCATAATTAAATACACTACCCACACCATCTTGTCCTATTAATGTAAGATTCCCCATTCTCCATTTTTTTGTAGTAGTATCACCTAATCTTATAGCATACCATTGTGCAATTTCTTTCTTATCAGTAAAATATAATCCCCATCCCTCATTTTGTGTGCCTTCACCAGAATCTATTTCTTTTGTACTAAAACTTTTAAAATTATGTGGTGATCCGTGATACTTTGTCATTGAATCAAATAAATTATATTGCTCAACTTTATCTTGTGGAGTATCCTTTATAATTGCATCTTTTTGCTTTTCTGCCTGTACTTTTCTTTGTTGTAGCTCTTTATACTGCTTATTATATGATAATGTATTTATCTTCTTATTTTTTTGCTGATTACTTAATTGCTCAAGTTCTTTATTAATCTGGATCAGTTCATCATAGATAGACTCCAGTTCAGCCTTCTGTCTGGTATCTAATGTTTTAACTCTATCAACACCACCAAAGATGTTGTATTGCTTCATTGATTCAAAAATACTGGTCTGGTTTTCATCATCTTTATTTGATGATTCAATTATAATTTTAAGTTCTTGCCTTGCTTGTTTGATCTGCTCTTTTACAATAGCAACAGTTTCTTGGTAGTATTCAATATATGGTCTTTCTTCAAAAGCTTCTGACTTAACTAATTCAAAAGGTATTTCTGCTTTTTGCTGAAATTCATTATGAACATCGGAACGAAAGTTTTTACCATCTTTAACGGCTTGTTTAATTGACTCTAAATGTTTTTGATCCATATCAGATAAACTGATTGCCCCTGGTTGGCTTGTCATTGAAGCTTCACCTCTTTGTGTGTAATACAATTCTTTGGAGGTAAGCCTATATAGATTTTTAAACCAATTGCTTTCTTTTTGCCATTTTTTATCATATTCCCTTGCAGTTTTTTCTTCATTGGCATATTTCTTTTTGTCTATTGCAACAATTCTATCTGTTGTTAGATCATCCATTATTCTACGATCATCTAACTGCCTTTTAAGGTTATCAATGTGCTTTTCTAATTCTTTTGCTTTATCCTTTATTTCTGTTGCAGCATCTTCATTAACCTTTTGTGGTTCTTTTCGTAATTCTTTTAAAATAGATGCGGGTTTGTCATCTAAAGATTCCATTCTTTCAATAATATTGTCTATCTTGCGATAGAAGTCATCTACATCGCCTTTTATAGCGTTTTCTGTATAAAGATGAGTAAATATATCATCTTCGTGTCTATCGGTCAGAAAATCGTGTTTTTTCCTTAATCCACCGACAAACTTGCTAATGCTGACAATACGAGGAAATTCATTTGTAGATTCGTAATTCTGTTTCAGCTTACCATTGCTATCCAGATAAGAAAGATTTGCTAAATTGCTTATTGCACTTTTTTTAGAAGCATCTGTCTTTGCCTTTGGGAACATTCCTGGCATTATGTTCGCAATGTCTAATGCCTTATCTCCCCGATCAAGCCTTCTGCGTACTTCGGCAGCATTTTCAAAATCACTCTGTTGTGTACGAGTAACATTCGATTCACCCGCATAATCTCTTGCCTGTTCCAATGTTGTGCCTTCTGGCAATACCTTCACTGGAACTTCTGATATATTACCTTCTACCGCCCCTTTTATTCGATGATGTCCAGATACTACATACATATCCCCAGTATCATCTTTCCATAATACTGGTTCCTCCCACTTTGCGGGATCATAATTCTTTGCAATATCATCTATAATGCTTTGATTGTATTGTTCTCTTGGCTGAAACTTGCTTTCATCCATTTTAATATCTTTTGGATTAATATCAACGACATCTAATTTTTTAGGAGCATCTACAAATTCCTGTTTTGGGATAGTACCCACTATGACATTACTGATAATGTCTTTTTCTCCTCCTGGTTCTATTACATTCCCAGATTTATCAATTAACTCCCCAGTGGGCATAATATTATTATCAACGACTTCATCAGTTTCTATCCAAACTGGTTTCCCATTACGAATCTCAATATCGTTATTTGCAATGCCTTCTTGTATGTTTTGATTCCATTCCTTACTGGTAACATCTTTTGGAGAAACTTTTTTCTTTGTTTCTAACTTTGGCTTTTCTTTTGTCTTTAGCTTTTTATCCTCTTTTATTTTTACAGACTCTGGTATAGGCTTTATACCTTTTGCATATTTTATAGCTGCAACTTCAGCATCTTTCCAATTTATATATTCGATCGGAATATCATTCCACTTACCATCTCCCTTTCTTACTTGTATTATATATCTGTTTTTTGGCGATAAATGATCCAAATTATTTTTACCATCTCTTTCTTTAAAAGATATACTTGGATCTACCTCTGAAAAAAGAACATAAGAACCCATATCGTCTGGTAAATCACCAGTATATATTTCATCCTTTCTATATATTTTATCAGTTGGCTTTATAACAGAAAGATGTTCATAATGAAATTCTGTAAAATTAGAATTGTGTTGATGATTGTTGTATAATTTGCCATCCTTTACAATTGGGAATTGAGCTATATAAACATAGGCGGGTTCTTCATATTTCCTTCCCTGTCCATCTTTTTTTGTTACAGTTTCGTATCTACTATATATTTTTACTTGCCCATCCTCTTCTCCGATTTTTACAACTTTGTATCCTCCTCCTCCGTGCATATTCCCTACTACTATATCACCAACACTTACTACTTTTTTTATTTCTTCTAAACTGGATTCTTTTGGAAATCTTTTTGTATAAGGCAATATACCAGGTCTATCTTCGCCATCCTCATCTTTCCCATATTTATTAAAATTCCAATTTTTATCACCAGTAAGCAATTCACCCATAAATTCTCTGCTTTCGCTAAATTCCATTTCACTATATAGTTTTTCACCAGGCTCACGCTTTTCGTATGGATACTCTACTGGTTGTGCTTCTTTGTAATAATCTATGATTTTGTTTATTAATACCTTTTTAGAGTCTATTGATTTTGTTTTAATCTTTTTTTGTTTTGAATATTCTTGTAATTCCTTTTTATTGAGATTTTCCAGAATAATAGTAATGTTTTCAGTTGTTCTTTCATCTCCAAATCCTTCTGCAAAACCTAACCTTTCAATTGTTTCTTCTTGGCTTTCTGATTTTGTTTTTGGTGCTATTTCTGTTTTTTTAGTTTCAAGCTTTTTCTTCTTTTTTGTTTTTAATTTTGGTTTTGGTTTTAATTGTTTTTTAAATGATTTAACTAAAGAAGCACCTTCATCAGATTGCATACCAAAACTTATATTATCACTATTAAGATCAAAATCTTTTGCTATTTTCTTTAAAATACCAGAAGCTAATCCTTGTCTTTGATATTCTTCTGTAACAAAAACATTATCTATTTGATATTTACCAGATGCAGTTACATCTGGTCTAAAAACTTCTGCTTTTGCAATTATATCGCCTTTTTCATTTACTTGGTAATATACTTCGCCTTCTCCACTCTCTAATCCTTCTTTGTATATTTTTTTATCAACAGGAGGTATTTCTATTTCTGGTTCTACTTTTTCAACTACTGGTTCTTTTGTACCATCTTCGCCAAACAACTCTTCACGCATTTTATCTCTGGTGACTTTAACAGGAACTTTTGGCTTTATTTCTTCTACCTCTGGTTCTTTACCTTCTAACTGCACTGGTTTTATTTCTTCCAGTTCTGGTTCACCATCTTTGTAAAAGTTTACAGGCTTAATGCTATTAGCTATGATCTCTAATCTATCCTCCTTGCCCAGATTTATAACTTGTGTTTCAGAATACCCTAATTTCTGGAGGTTTTTTCTCTGATCATTTAATGACATCTTTACAAGATTATCTCTTGATATAGATGGTATTTCGCCCTCTACAGGCACTTCTACAGACTCTTTTAGCTTTTTAACTTGTGGCTCTCTTGCTCTGGTAGCTTCTTGTGCAGTTTGTTTACGAATAGCCTCACCAGTTGCTCTTCTTGCACTTAATTTTTGCAAACCATATAATATGTTTTTTCTAACATCTTGTATATCTTTACGCAATTGCTCTGTAGTTGGGTTGCTATTGCGATACTTTTTTAATGAATCTATAATAAATTTTCTGGCTTCATCTCTTTCTGCTCTTGTTTGCAATCCTTTGATCTGTGGTTTAAAATATGTTAAAACATCTTTTGCAACTCTTTCATAAAGTATTCTTTGTTCATTTGGCTTAATGTTTTTTCTATTGATTAATCCAAACCCCATAAACATTAATGCGTTTATCGTTGCTTCTTTTGGATCTCCAGTTTCGAGTATACCAGTAGTAAAACCAACTAAACCTTCAGCGGGTATACGCTTAAACGGACTACTAACAGATCCCGCAGCACCCAAGCCAACCCCAAGAAATGCACTTCCTAATATATTTTCTACCTTTTCGCTTACTGGAAGATCCTCACCGATCATATCTAATGCACTATAACTTCCAAAGGTTTGTGCTGAAGAAATTGCTCTACCAGATACATCTGCAACTTGTCTTGCTTTAACTGGATCCATTGTTCCAATTTTAAAACCTTTATCAATTTTCTTTGCACCCGCTAAAGTTTTCTCAACTCCTCTTGTTACTTTTGCAAATGTTTGTGGTGCTTTTAATATTGTACTCGTACCACCATACCCCAATAACATTCCCACACCACCATACATAAATCTTTCAATTGGACTTGCTTGAAAACTTAATTCTGCTTCTCTTCTTGTGTCTGTTGCTCCAATAGGAACTGCTGATTTAAAAAGTTCCTCAAATAAATTATAACCCTTGCTTGATAAAGTACCTTCACTTACTAATTGATCTAATGTTTCATCCTTTGCAATATCCTCTGCTGATTTTTGATCCCCTGGTATTGTATATGGTGTTCCAGACATTGGATCAATAACTTCCCTATCTGGCTTACTAACTGGTTTAGCATATTTAATTTTTTCTCGATATATCTTTTCAAATTCTGGTCGTATTTTTTCAATCTCTGCCATAACATCAACTTGTTCATCAGAAATCTCTTGAGATCTTGGTACTTCAACCTCTTCATCTGTATAACCTACTTGGGGGCCTCTGTACACTCTTTTCTTTTGCACATCTGGTTCACCAGAACGCATAATATATTGTGGCTCAAAATCATTATTTAACCACTGCTCTTTTAATTTTGACTGTATATCTTGAGCTTCACCCTTACCAGTGCTTTCAAGCTTCTTTATTTCCTGTAGTTTTTCGGTAGGATTATCACTTTTTTCAATTACCTCATTTCGCCTTCTATTATATTGTATATCGAGGTTTTTGTTATCTAAAAATAGGTCTATCGCATTTTTTGTTTTGGTCTTGCTCGGAAGTGGAGCCTCACCAGTCAAAAATGGTAAGCCAGTAAGTTCTTGTTTCTGTTCTTTCTTTGGTTTTAGAGGTTTTATCTCAAATTTCTTTTTTGGCATTAGTTTGTCGCTGCGTTATAGTCAATATTGTATTTATCCTTTAGGTATGTGTTTAACCACATCTGTGTACGCTCTCTTGCTTCCTCTTCGTACATTTCTGGTCTTATCACTCCTAACTTTTTAACTTCTTCCAATATTTCCATATACTTATCTTGTGCAGTCTGCTCAATGGTTTTACCAGTATCTGGTTCTGGGTTTTTTTGCATAAACCTTCCCCAATTTTCTGGGGACTTAATTGCTTCCCTACCATAACTAAAATTAACGGAATCTGTAAGTGCTGCTTGTTGCCCTTGTGCCATATTAAAAATGTTTTGAGGCATTGCATAAGTAGTGTCTCCCGCAGTATCAATTGCCGTTTTGTTCATTTTATCCTGTAATTCCATAATGGTTTTCATCCATTTATCACGCTTTGCCGATTCATCAACCTTTTCTGGCTTTTCTGGTTCTTCATAAAAAAGCTTCTTACCAGTCATACCCTCATAGGCTTCACCTTCTTTTTTTAGTTCGCTTAATGATTTACCTTTTATTTCTGTACTATCATCGGCAGTAATTGAAAAAATTGGCTTTGATGCTTCTTCTTTCGCTTTTGCCGTTTTTTCTTTTTTATCTTTTTTTGATTCTTTCCATTGGTCAATTAAAAAACGATTCATTTCAGCTTCAGTAACATTAAGCGTATCTGGATCACCTCCATTAACTGGTGGTAGAATTAACTGATTGGTAGCTTGTCTACCTTTTGTTTTAACCATATTATTTGATTTAAGAAAATCAGCTATTTTTTGATCAGCCATATTTACACACCTCCCGCCATTGCTTTCATTATTGCAATTGCTTGTTCATAGCCGACAGTATTTAACAATGTATCAAACAATTGTTGCGGATCCTTATCATCACTTGCTTGATATTTAGACATTGCATCTTTTACACCTTTATCTTGCTGACCACTTACATAACTTTCAACTCCCGCAGAAGCACCCCCAGTTAAAATATTGATCAGAGCATTTCGCTTATCAGCCTTAACCTTATCTGCTCCAATTGCTAAATCTTTTTCAGCTTGTTTTTTTGCAGTTTGTTCACTCATATATAAATCGGCAGCCGTTTTACTAACTTGATTACGAACATTCGCTTCAGAATCTTTCATTGCTCGAATGTTTGCCACACTATCTTGTGTACCTCTGTTAATCATCTGTCCTTGATAATTTTTATTCGAGACCACTGCTTGAGTATTGGCTTTCCTTGCAGTATCGCCAATAATCATTGATTCTTGACCTTGATCAAATTCTCCGTGCTTTTTCACTGCTTTTAAATATCTTCCTTGTGCAGTATTGCCAAATTTCGGTTGTAATAAACCAGGTAATTGTGTTGCCGTATTTTTAGCAAATTTTGTTAAAAACATTGCCGTTGCGGGTGTCAAAGCCATAATGTTACTCCACTTCTAATTGTAATCGTTTAATTGTTAGATCATTTGTGCTACTGGGAGAGGTCAATTCCAACTCTACTCTGTTTGCATATCTTTTTACTGGAAATCTTGTTGTTCCCGCACTTAATCCAGTTTTGCTGAATGATGCTGAACCAGAACCATCCAAATACACATTTGCCGTCATTGCATCATTGCCAGTGTATTGAACAGTTAAATATCGAACTAATCTTTTTCGATGTAAGTCTAATGGGAACTTTTTACTCTTCCATTTTGTAATACTTGCATTATTTGTATCGAACTTGATGATTTTATTTGTGGCAACATCATAATTCAACGGACTGCCATTTTCGTCATAATTCAATAAAGTTAGACTAAAACTACCCATATCAATCTTTCTCCAAGTCTTTAATTCGTAGTTATATGCCCAAACTCTTTCGGTAGATGATTCTAACCATCTATAAATGATTTCTTGGCGATTTGGATCAAATATGCCCCTTATTTGTGACTTCGTTGTGGCAAGATTGAACTGATCCTCAATATCATAACTTATTTTGTTCATAACGGAAGGTGTAGCCGTTGAACTGGCAGCCATATTTGCTGATATTTCATAAATACCATCGTGATAAACAAAAAATACGCTATCGTGTACTTCTACTACACCTCTGGATGCTACATTTCCTATATTATGCTTGGATTCGACAATTTGCCAAGTTGTTGGATCTGTTGGATTTGATAAACTTAAAATAAAAATTGCTTGAGGCTTAAAAACAACTAATCTATTGAACAAGGATGCTAAACCAGTTACTGCACCACCCTCCCGATCCTCAAAAGCGATCACATTGCTTACTGGAATGGTATCAAATTGATTTATTTCACTATATGCAACATAATCTTGTCGCTCCTCTGCCTTATCGTCTGGATTTAAATTTACATTTCCTAAAAATAGCCTACTTTTGACAATTTTTGCATATTGACCATTTACTCTATTAGAATAAACTGTCTGAATAGGAGATTCACCTAAATCATCCAATCTAAAATCTCTACAAGTAATTGTAATTTTATTTGATGATTTTGTATAACCCATACCTGGGGTAGATGATCCAGATGCAGTTGCCACACTAAATCCCTCTAATAAATTTCCTGTAAAATCTTTATTATTTGATGCAGAGGACATTTTTTCTGTTGATTTAACCCAAACCCCGCCAATATCATCTTGATAAGCACTATTTCCTTCAACTTCAAAAGATTTTTCTCCAAACATTACAATGCTACCAGATAAAGAATTTTGTGTTATATCAGAGGGGAAATCAGTAGAATAATTGTGAAATTTAATAAAACCAATAGATGATCCTCCGTATGCACCATTAACACCCGAATATTTTGTTTCGTAAGAACCCCAACTTTTTTCTTTTAGCTTCCAAGATGAACCATTAAAGTTTCCATCACTATCTAAATAAGTATTCCCAAAATTTGCATTATCGTCACAATCAAGTTGCACATAATTGACACTTGGCACTTTCCTAATCGTAGATCCATTTGTATGAACTGCTGCCGTATTTGTAGAATAATCTACATCTGCATAATTAATACTTTGACCTCTTGAAATAGTAACAATGTATTCACCAGATACAACTTCTCGTATTTTAACATTTCCACCTATGCCACTTGCCGTTGCAGATGGAGTACCAACAAAAGTAGTTGTTCCTACACTATTTATAACAATATTGGAACTAACATGGCTACCTATTCTTATTGTATCCCCAGTTTTTATAACATTTGATATATCAGCAGTAACTGTAAATGTTTTTTGCACATCTTTTGTCCAATCATGATTTGCATTTAAAGTAAATCCTGTATCAACAGGACTTGTAAGTGGTGAACTTGGTAGTGCCGTAGCTGCCGTTTGAATACCCTCATTATCAATAATATATTTTGTGCTATTTGAAATATTCGTATTTGAATTAACAACCATATATGTTTGTGATGCACTCATTGGTCTAACAGTACCAGAATTGATCCAAAAAGGAACTAATGTATCTTCTCCTTCAGAAGCACTATCAATCCCATCAAAACCACCATCTGAACTAATCGCATATTTATTATTACCTAAAAATTCTGTATAGCCTAAACCAATTATTGTAGATACATCTGTAGTTTTAATATGTATTTTATCATTACTAAAGAAAACACCACTACATTCCTTTGCCGTACCAACAGATGAAAGATCATTATTAGTATCAATAAAGGTCATATGCCCAATTAATTGAAAATTACCATATGCACCAGATGTTCCAATTGCACGATAAACATTTATTCCTGTAATTCTTTTATTAATTGCAGTTATATCTGCTATTTCTGCCTTCAACTCTACAATTGAATTATTAATACCAGAATCAGTAATAACTAATTCCTTTGTTTTGTCAAACAAGGTTTCTTGTATACCATCATAAATTGCAGTGCAATTATACTTCACTGCATCACCCGCCCTTATTTCACTACTTGTTTTATAAGTATTTTTTAATTCAAGCTTAAAGGGATTGTTAAGGACATTAGAATAGGCATACCAGTTAGGGGTTATAGTAACACTTGAATTAAATAAACTTCGGTTAATATACCCTACCCAGACACCTTTTGCTTCGTTGGTTGAAACCTTACCAATTGCCCCTGGTATAAACCTTACAGTATCATTTGTAGCAACAATAGGGTTTTTATCCTTATTATGATAAACAGTTGGTGTGGAAGATGTGTTTGAAGTAGATATTTCTTTAAAATCATATTTACCCATTATATCTACCCACCTATAATCACAACTGCCAGATCCTCCCCAAGTGCCTGTACCCCAACCAATATCGGTTGCTCTTATTAAAGATGCTCTTGGTAGATTATTTAATGAAGCATCTGAACTATTATGCGTTACATACTCAACACCATAGGCAACAATATATCCTTTTGCGTGTTCAAACCATTGATTGTCACTTGCAACCCCAGTTACAACATCATCAACGCAAGTGGGATTCCAACCTTTATAAGTATCGGCTGCATTATCAGTTAAAGTATGAGCGGTTTTATCTGTAGCTACTCTATATAAATTGCCGTGAGCCATACCAGATCCAAAAGAACCACTATCATCTGTACAGACCATTAAATATTTTGTACCACCTGGATGTCTATAAGCATTTTTAATTCGAGTAATAACTGTTGAAGTAGTAAATACTGATGAATTAACATCTGCCCAAGAAAGAGGGGAGCCTAATGCACTTCCACTTCCGTGCTGACTATATTTTAATAGATGTTCACTGCCACTGCTTTTAAATAAATAAGCTACAATAGATTCATTTGTACCAGAATCATCACCAAAATCCATTTTTGTAACCATTTTTAGTTCGTTAGCTAAAGCATTTCCGTCACTCCAATTAAGATTGTTAATTAATTCTTTAAAATGAAATTTATGATTTGAAGCCGTTGATTCAGCTAAAACTAAATATTCATAGTTTTGACCACTATGAGTGGAAGTTATTGAAGTAACACCTTTCCAAGTATATCCACCTGTATTTGATGGAGTAGTAAAATCTGATATACCACTTGAAGTAATTTTAAACAATTGATCACCTGGCACTAAAAGATAAAGATCTCCTGTACCCGCTTCATAGAAATATGCTTCATTTGTTGCTACTGTATAATCATTATCACCCCATTCAGAACTATCTGGATCGTGTCCATCAATTCCTGTTTCCGTAATGGTTTCATCGCTATTAATTACATATTTAACAATTGCATTATAATATTGATCACCATTTTTTGCTGAATAGTATACATAGATAGCATTGTTAAAATTGACCATAGTGACAACTTTAAATGTAGAATACGCTTTAAATTGATTATAAAGAGCAGTATTTAATTCAGTAACTCCCGATGCACCTACAGAGATCTGTATTCTACCGCTACTACCAGTATCGTAACTATGCATTGATAATATTTTATTATTTAACGATAGTAGTGCAATATTCGTAAAACTGGTTGTGTCATTTGATGCGTTTGTATTTACAAATAAATGAGTGCCGTGCTTACCACCAAAATTCACACTTCTTAATCCAGTATCGGTTGCCGTTGCAAAAAAACTACCTCCCCAAGTTTTTGCACTATTTGTATTTACGAAGTGCTTATTGCCTGTTTTATAATTAATTGTATCGAATAAGTCAGTATTTGCTATGGCAGAGTCAGAGGGATTTTTGACTTCAATACACATAACATTATTGCTTTGTGCAAAGCCAGAATCAGATGCAGTCTCGAAAAATAAAATATTATCTTCAATTTGCAAATGGTCTGATACATTTGGCAAAGATGGATCGTACCAAAACAATTTAAGTACATTATTTGAATCAATTATTGCAAGTATATATCTGTATTCTACGGAACTAAACTTGTCTGAAATAAAAGTATATACATTGTAGACTGTATATGTGGTAGAAAACTTTGTATTAACTGCTGATAATCCAAAAGTAGGTATAGATGAAGGTTGCCCCGCCCCAAAAGTTTTAACAAGCTGACCATCAACAATTTTGAGGTTTTCCATATTCTGGGCAATAATATCATTTAGATCCTCTACATCAGCGTGTGTCTTTACTCCCTTAAATTCAGAAATGTCAATTAGTTCAGCCACCTACGACTCTCTCCTGTATTACCAGATCGCCAGAGGTATTATATGGAACCATTCCACTTACATAATCCATCACTACAGAATTTTCATTATGTGATGTAATCATCGCAATTGCACGATTCTGTGCATCAGCTTGTCTATCTTGCTGATTAACAGTTCTCCAACATTCTGCCTCTGCAAATTCTAAAATTGCATCGTGATATATACTATTTAACGAAGAAGAATTATCATCTGCGACAATGGCAGTAGGTTTTTTTATATAATAAACATCTAACGCATCATTATCTGAAATGTATACCCTGTTTCCTCTAAACCAGTATACTGGCGATTGAAAGGAGATTGATACACTACCATTTGACCAATCTGTATATTGCTCAAAAGATATTTTATGATAATAAACAGATGAATTTGTTCGTTTGATCGCTTGGATGCCGTATACACCACCAAATGGTGTATTAGCACCAGTAAAAACTGATGAAGTTATATCTATAAATTTTTCATTAAGTACAGAATCATTTTCATTTGCGACATTTGACCTAAAATGATGTAAGTCAATTAAAGCATTGCTATTTAAAAGTTGAATTACTTTATCTTGAGCAACATTTAATAATAAAAGTTTTGTGGTGTTGGTAAATAAATCTCCGCTTGGATCTTCCAACCTTGTACCTAATAATGTTAGCATTTCATTGTTTGTCATAAAATATTTCCTTGATCGTCAATGAGGGGAGATGAATACACCTCCCCCCATCGTGTATAAGCAACTATACGAGGTTAAACATATGATCCATCGCTATAGACATTATCTATACGACAATGTGCCTTACGATTGGTACAAGCCATCTGACCATAAGTGTGAACTTTCATTGAGAAAGTGTTAGACCTTTCTGCTTCAACGAATTTACCCGCAGTGAACTTTGCACCAGAGTTGAAGAACATATACAAGTAATCTGTATTTAAGAAATAGATACTTGCTTTGTTACTTGCAACAGTTAGGTGGTTATCAGCTACTACTGGTATTCCACGAAAATCAATAGAGTTAAAACCCATTGATCCCATTTTTTCATTCATCTTTGAACCAGTCTTACGAGGATCAAGAACTTGCTCAAGCAAGTCAAATAAATACTGACTTACAATAATCAAATTCGGATCTTCACCAGTTTGCTTACGAGACTGGGCAACTCCCCTTGCTAATAGCTTTGGAAAGTATGCTGCATCTGAAGCATTTAGCAAATCAGACTCTGTTAACGCATCTCCGTGTACAGTTTCTGCATTAATCACTGGTGACTGCCACCATCCACCCGCAGAATAGTCACCACTACCATCGGTAGTAACGGCAATTCCACCAATTACTGGGGATTCTGTTTGACTATTACCAGAAATCGCACTAATAATCTCTTTCAAAGAGTGCCACGCACCAGATGAAGCACTTGCAGCGTGTAAGTTTGAAGAGAAAGTAGCTTCCAGAGTTTTCTGGAGGTTCTTTACCTTTGAACTAACGACATTTTTAACTGCTTCATCACTGTTCATAATGAGCATTTCCTCTTTGGTTACTCGAAGAGTACCAGTGAGCATTTTCGGTTCATATTTTGCAAGAACGAATGGATCTATGACTGCGGGAGTTAGATCGGTAGCACCGTGCTGACCACCCCAGTATACATTACCAGAACCAGAATCAGCGTACTCAAGAGGTACTCCGATCTGTCTACCATTGTATGTTTTTGCCTTTTCTTTAAGTATTGCAGCCAAAGGATGACTCTTAACAAAAATATTGTCGTAAAGTACAGACATATACTTTGTACGGATCAGAGCCTCTAAACTGGTAACACTTGCTAAACTATCTGTTGGCATTTATGTTTCCTTTATTAATTAACCAAATAGATTAAATCCACTAACATCAACATCATCGTAGGACATTCTTTTGTTCGGATCTCGCTTTTCAGCAATATCCTTTGCCCCTTGAGTTTTATTGACCTTTGTTGGTGGATTCGGCACAGTCCTTTTAGCCTTTTCCAATTCTTTCTCCAATTTCTCGGAATTAAGAATCTTATGTGCTTCTTCCAGACTTAATGCCCTTCCTGTTTTTTCATAATGATCTACTGCATAATCAAGTACCTTTTCAGCCTGTCTATCTGTCACTTTAAATTCAGTTTTAAAGTCTTTAACCATTTTTTCCATATTCTGCTGATTTTTTAGATCATTAAGCTCGGCTTGTAACCTTTCATTTTCTTCGGTATAAGGATTTGCCACTTTTTCTGGATCAAGTGACAAAGAGTCTTCGAAAAGTTGCTCCGCATCCTCACCAATTTCTTCCTTTAAATAATCTTTAATGGTATGGATTATATCCTTTTTACCTTCAAGCTTATTCGCCAGATCAATCATAGGTTGTATTGCCTTTCTTTGTTCTGATACCTCTTGTGCAGATTGAGTATTGGATTGTTGCCACGACTTTTTATTATCGCTATCCTTTCGCCAAGTATTCACTTCATCAATGGTAAATTGACTACCATCTTCATCGGTAAATACATACTCTGGCTCTTTTTCCTCAACTACTTCGGATTTATCAGTTGTCGGCTCTGGTGACTCTGTAGTCTTTTCCGACTCTTTGACATCGGTTTCTGGTTGCTCTGACTCATCTGCGAACAGTTTATCAGAGGCCTCTATAACGACATCATCATAATTTTTATCATCTGACATATTTATTACTCCCTATTGGTCTAATAAGACTTTGTTTGTTTTTTTGTGTTTGCCATTGCTTTTGCATAAGCTTTATAACCTTCACGGTTATACTTAAATTTTTTCTTTTTACCAGTTTTTGGATCTTTTATTGACGGCATTATGCTTGACTCCCTTGTATAAATTGTGAAATACGCTCCATAATGGCGGGATCTAATGCTTGTAATTGCTCACTACTCAATAGATCTGGTTGTTCCATTATCATTTGTGCTAATTGCTCCTCTTCTGGTGAACCACTACCCGCTTGATTAACCATTTCAATTACTTGCCCCATTTGATCAGCTTGTTGTTCTTGTTGCTCTGGTGGAACCATACCCTGTCTTTGATAGAATCTTTCAATAATATCCTGTTTATCTGGCTCATCTAATGCCTTAACAACATCTTCTATGCCATAAATACCTTGAGTAAACAACTCAATCGCTCTTTCCTCTTTTGCTAACCTACCACCAGGGTATCGTGATCCACTCGCCACCTCAACATCAAATTCACTATCCATAAGTCTTTTAGCTGATGTTGGATCAAACTCTGGTGTACCTTCTGCATTTCCTTCTGCATCAAACACTCCTTGAGGGTTATACTCAATAAATTCATACGCACCAGTAGGGTTTTTCTCACGAATCTCTGATATTTCTGTATCATATATCTGCATTAGATTGACCATATATGTACCGATCTCTCGCACATATCGCTTTACTTCTTGATTAATTTTAAATCGTATCCTTGTTTGACTGGCTTCTTGCAATGCCATAATGGCTCTACCAGACTTTACCCCTGTAGGAGTTCTGCCTTGTGTTACATCCTGTATACCAGTAATCGCATCCATAAACATTGTATTCTGCTGCACAAAGTTTTGTATATACGAAGGAATAGTAGGTGGTTGCTCCCAAGAAACATCATTTGGATCATCTACTAATATTTCTTCCCCTGGTCTACCAGTAATCGGTCTTACTGCCTTCGCTTTCGCTCTTGGTGTTATTTTTCTTGTCGGGAATCCCGCTTTACGAATGTTATCTGCTACTGCTGACATTGTTTCATTAATTGTTTTTACAATAGTGCGAACATTCTCTGGTTCACCCCTACCCCAGAATTGATGAGGTGATTTATAATTACCAATCATAAACACTGGCATCCGATATATTTCTAATGGTTCATCAACAAGCAATGTCTCACCCGCTATGATCGTATGCCTACCATTTGGATACGCTTTTTTATCTGGATCATCAAAGTAACATTCAATAACCAGTGCCATATCCTTATTGTTTTTACGATCATTGTGATGTGCCTCACCATCTTCTATCTGAAATGCTCTAAAATCATCTAAATTCCCTTCACCACCTGGGCGAACACCAAATTGTGCTTCAATAGTGTCTAAACTCATTGGTACGCAGAATAAGAAGTAATTATTGTTTTCTAACTCTATATCTGTCGCATATGCTTCTGGTATTACTGTAAAAGGATCTACCACTTGTATATCAAACCCTGTAAATACACCTTCCTCACTAAACTCTGGTAACACTTCGATAAATCCATTACCATATAGAAGTGCATCCTTCACACTTTCAATAATTTTAGTATATAAGTTGGTGTTTTGTGCAATCTGTTGAAATCTCTTGTGCATTAAATCAGCAAAGAATACATCGTTACTACCTTTAGGCATTATGTCCACTACTGGCATAAAGTCACCAATGATAGGCAATATTGTTTCTACTGCACTAAATGGGAAGTTATACACCATACGAGTCTGCCATCTGGTTGTCGGTGCTACATTACCCCAGTGATTGCCATAATATAAATTTTCGTTCTTTCTCCAACGATCTGTTTTCTGCTCCCTCGCCTTTTTACTTTGATCAAACCACCTTCTTATCCTTGCTATGTGATCGGCAGTTTCAGCGACATTCTTTATATGTACATCTGGTTCAAGTGTGGTGGATGTATCTGATACAATAGCCATTAAATGTTACTCCAGTCTTGTTGTTCTACTTCTGGTTCTATAATAATTGATTCAATAAAATTCTCTTCTGCCTGTTTTGGTGGTGCAGATTTCACATTATCAAAAGCATATGCCGTCATATACCTCCAGCTATCCATAGCGTGATCATCCTTCTTTAATGGTCGCTCTGGTTGATTCATATCAATCTTTGATGCTGACGGCTGCTCCCACTGGTAATTGATTACCTCCCTCAAGAAATTGACACAACTACGCATTACTTTAACCTTATTGCTTTTAATGTAGTGAGTTACCTTATCAATGCCACCTTGCACATCGTTCCAAGCATTAACTACTGGTACATTTAATGTTCTGTACCTATTCCCAATTGTTTCTGGATCATCTTGCTTCCCCGCACCAGTAGAAGGATCAATTAAATAAACCTCTGATAAACCTTCACCTTTATAAGCATTGATTATCTTTGCGTGATGATCAACATCCTTACCAGATTCATAATGCTCACGATATACCCATAGCACATCATCATTATCAATCGCACCCCATAGCACGGCAGTCGGGTTTGTTCTGCCGTGATCTATTGCAATAATTCTTGTCCATTCTGTTGGCAAACTTCTGTCATTTACAACATGGAGGTTAGTATCGAAGTCTGGGTAGATCTGCCCTTCAAAGGCATCCCACGAGCCAAATAAATAACGATTCACCCAAATATCATTGTAATTCTTCTGCAAAGACTCAATATAACCATCTGGTAGGTTGTCTTTGTTTTCATCTGTTGGAGCATTATACATCTTATGCCCAGGTATCGGATCGTGAATAAAGCGTTGCCATACCCAATTATGCCCTAATGGATTACCAGTGATCCATCCTTGCACACTATCTACTGCACGAAGTCTACCTAATAATGTTAGATACACTTCTTCAGCAACTTCTTCAGCTTGGTCAATGTAGAACCAACCAAGATTGATACTCAAAAGCTTTGCGGGATCATCGAGTGATCTTAATATTACTTCGTGACCATTTTTAAATATGATCCTGTTCTCTTGTTTTTTGTACTCGTAATGATAGCCAGGAACAAACCCAAATAAGTGTAATATCTCAAAAAAGGTTCGTTGCGTGGAATCCCGCAATTCTGGATATGTCTGCCTTGCAAGAAGTCCAAGTTGTGGTGGCTGATCTGGATCCAGTATCCGCAGTATTGCCTTTAAACAACCCGCAAATGTTTTACCATTACCCAAACCACCAAACATTCCAACGATTGCAGACTCATCAGCAACAAATTGTTGCTGCGTATTGTTTAATTCTACATTTACTTCGTTATTTTCCATTCTTTTTCGCCTTGATCACTACAGTAGGCATGGTAACCTTTACCCCACCTTGCACATCTATTTCTTGAGCCTTTAACGATGGAATTGATTTGTCCAATAAAACTTTTGCACAAGTCATTGCCTGTGGATGTTCTCCTTTTGTGTTTAATGTTGATGCAACTGTAATCACTTTATTTATTACTGTTTTAACCTTCGGATTTGCCCTTAATTCTTCTGCCAGTGAAATCTTGGGCCTTCCCTTTGGATTATTTGTTTGACCTTTTTTAAGTCCTCTTGCCATTTTGTTCTATTTTGTTTTACAAATACTATTTTTACGCAATCCCTACAATTATTTCATCTGTGTAATATCCCTGTTTCATTGCATAAATCGTCATATATGAACGAATAAAATCATCACTATGTTTTTTAAATTTTATTGGAAGGTGTAAAACGAGACTTGCAGAATCAGATTTCATCCCAAACCTCTTTTACTTGTGTGGATTCTGGCTTTTTTTCTGGAACTGATAGGACAGATTCGCCCTGTATTCCTTTTCTATAAATATATGCACCCGCCAGTGCTGATAGGATGCAAGTTATCGAATGTATAATTAGAACATACAAATTCATGCGTAAAGTTCTTAACGCAGATGTCCATTAAATAAGAGGGAATGTGAAATATTTTAAAATAATTTGAAATTCACTTAAACTAATAAAGTTTTCAGCTGAAGTAAATTTTAAAAAATTAAATATGAATTACTTTTCGTTGCTTTTGTAGTAGTTCTTTATATCTCTTCATCGTCACTGGATGTACATCTCCTCTGGCGATTATTTTCTCATAAACCTCAAGAACTACAACGCTTGGTTTTTGTCTAATAGTAGGCATTATTTTATTTTTGTTCCTTGTAAAATAGTTTCTAACATTTCATCAACACTTCTTTCTTTCTCTGATTTTTGTACCACTTTTAAAGGATTTTTCTGTTGTTTTCTGTGTTCGTACTCCCATTTTGGGATAAATTCTCCTTCACATTCACAAAATCGCTCGTATATGGACAGATCTTTTTCACTTTCTATCTTTTTATCACATCCATCGCATATAAATACTCTCGGCTTTATTTCGACTTTTTTGTTGGACTCTAACACTTTATGTATCGGATCCTCCCAACATTCGCCATAGAGCCAAGTCTTAAACATCGGGATATACTTGCTATCTGTTTCTTTCCAGTTGTGCTTTATTTGTTGTTTAAGGGCAGTAAGGATAGTCTGGTGATCTGTCTTTTTAAGTGCTGCACGATACTTCTCTTCTGCTTTTTTCTTTCCGTTCTTGTTTGGATAAATTTTCCAAGCTTCTAAAAAATGAACAGAGTATTTATTTATTTTTCTATTATTTAACTTATTATCATTATTATTTGTATCACTTACTGTATCGGGTAGCGTATCGGGTGCCGTATCACTTGGTGTATCATTATTTTTTCGCAATCCCTGTAAGTCTCTGTATTTTAGTATAGTTACGATTGTTTTGGGTGTATCACTTGCCGTATCGGAAGGTGTATCGGAAGGTGTATCAGTATCCGTATCAATTGTTATTTCTATCCTCTGATCCTTTTCAAGCTTCTTAAAAAACCGATGCACCTTCATTTTATCCCATTTCCATCGTTTACCCAGATACCTATTGGAGTGACAAATCTGCCCTCTTTTTAGTGTTTCATTGTCATCATATTCAGCCAGTTGTAATAGATCTATCCAAGCCTCATATCTGGTAAACGATCTCTTCTTTTGCAATGGATGTATATCGCTATTCATTATTCTCCGTTCCAGAGAAATATAACCAACAGTTTTTATACTCATTTTAGATGAGTCCTCACAAAGTTGATTAGTTTTCCATTACCTATTTTTCGTTGTTCCCACTTAATGATCTGTTGTTGTGTCCGATGTATCTTAAAAGCAAATATCTCATTATTCTTTCGTTCTTCTGCGTATTTAATCTCCAGTTCAACTTTTTTATTGTTGAGTTCATCGTACTCTTCTCTGGGTACAACAAATTTCCGAATGAACTTTTTTATTTTTTTAATCATTTTTGCTCCAAGATTTATACCATTCATAGATATGTTTAAATAATATATCTAACGATGCGGGAAGAAATACCAGTGATGCAATGAGCATTATAATACTGGTACTTAATATCCATAGGTTAGCTATCCATTCATATACGATCATACAACCTCCTTAAAAGGGTAAGCTATCATTCTCATCGCCTGGATCATGTGGGGAACGATCTTGCCCTTGTTTTGGTTTATAGGTGTTTAATTCCATATAATGCGTTTGTCCTTTTTCACCGACTTCTCTACGCTTTTTAATATCAACATTAACCCATCCATCATTGTTTGTAAGTTCACCTAATTGATCAACTGCATCCTTATGAACTGCTAACTTGATAATACTATTCCCATCACCAAAAGTATGTTCCTTGATGCTGATTCCGTTAATATATACTTTTTCTTCTCCCATTTTTATTCCTTTCCAAAATTGAGTTTGAAGTTGTGTATTTCTACTTCGTGGTATTTGTCTGGTATCTTATCCAAGTTGATTAGATGTTGTGAACCTAAAAAGTAATATGTCCAAAATGGTTTACTTGGCATATTGACATGAATAAAATGAGCAAGACCTAACTTACCCGAAGATTTTTCAAATGTAACCAGTGCTGCTTGAGCCGATAATGGTTCAATTTGGTGTACAGTAAATGTTTCGCCAGAAAAGTTATTTGAGCGATCTGTATGGCTATATTTATAGGCAACTTCCGTTGCTTTGTTGTATAATGATTTTGCAATTTCTTTAGTCATTTACATCCTTTGCATATTTTTCTCTTACGCTTATAAGTTGGAAAATCCTCATAATAATTAATACCATTAGCACTATTGACATACTTTACTTGCCAACACCTTTCACAACATTCGCAATAAAAAATATTGTTATCAGCAAAGTTTCCATCGTGGTTCCAGTTTGTTGGTTTACGACCTCGGCTCATCGTACATAATTAGTATCTCGGTTCTCGGATTATCTGTATAAAATCTTTTCCCATATATCTCATTGATCTGGCTATCATTATCAAAGAATCTTTTTGATAACTGCAACGCATCCATTGTGAATTTTAAGCAGTTATCTATGTCTGGCATTTTAATATGAACCATTGGTGCTGAAGGTTTTAGTTTTCCGCTATTTTTTCCAGTACCATAATGGGATTTTGGCCTGTCGAAGTGATACTCGACTGAAAGGGAGATCGCTCCATTTATGGGCAAATTTGGAGCATATAAATTGGCAATCTTTATAAAATTGTGCTTATCCTTCTTGGAAGGATCATAATTCCAAAAATTGCCGTTCTTATTTACTGATCTATGTCTCTTCTGTGCTTGTGGTTGCCCTGGTATAGTTATGCTTATCTTCATTTGGTATGTGGTTTTCTATTAGCTGATCAACTTTGTGGAGAGTTGATTCAACTTGATTTTCACGCTTTTCATCGTGTTCGTGTTTGTATCTTGCCATCTCTTTAGCAAGACCATTTTTAATATGAAAAATGTCTGTGTGGGTAAATGTCACCATTAAAAAGATTCCTCTGGTAGTTCTAATTCACATCCGCAATCTTCACAGGATAAACTTTCAGATGCGTTTACTTCTGGCTCGTATGGCTGCCAACTTTTGTTCTCGTGGACACACAATGTCTGGCTCGATTCTTTCACCACGCTCTTCTTTTCTTTTAAGTCTACTATGCTCTCGAATACACTCATTAATTAATTCCTTCATTTTGACAGGCGGGATCTCGCATAAAGGGGTATAGCCAACCAAAGATTCCTTTACATTTATCACCCTGTAAATTCCAATGCCCTCTGGATAATCCAGTTGAGCAAGGGAGTACCTTTTTACTAAATCCCGCCATTCTCTATTCCCTAAATAGGTTTGTTTCCTTTTAGTATGGCTTTTATTCCCTCTGCCAAATTGCATAATTGATCCTTTGTTAAACTGGGAGCAAAGGTCTTGTTGTCAAAATTGGCACGATTACCACATTTATTTTTTACAAACTCGATAATCTCTATCTTTTCAATTTTATCATCATCAATCTTGTCAATTACGGCAAATATGTTATTCCCTAATTCCTCTTTTGTCTGATCCTTTGCATCCTTCTTTTGTTCCTTTTCCTTCATATCATCCAGAGTCTTAATCTTGGCTTTTTCTGTATATTCCTTCTTTTTCATATTCGCTTTTACCTTGCGGATTCTATCTTCCTCTTGATCTTTTTCATTCCAATCCTGTTGAAACATTTGAGATAATCCAAAAGTGGTAAGTACCGCATCAATTAATGCAGATTTCTTTGCCATCTTTAACGCAGCATTGATATTTCCGTGATGCTCTTTCACAGATCTGCCACCGATGCCTGTACCTATGATTCGACCATTTTGCTCTAACTCACATCGTATAACAATTTCCTTAATATCTACACCAGAGTACGCTGCCTCTTCGTATTTATGTAAACTTGGAAATGTTGGTGTAAGTCCTGTTGCACTAACAATCTTTTCTGCACCTGGCTTTTCCAGATTTTTCTTATTTCCTCTTCTTGCTGCGTAATCTGTACCTTCAATAAGACTATTCCCTATCCAAACACAAAGTGTTGCTCGATTACTCGCTCTCCTATCCAACCCACTCAATAAATCCTTTTCTGATAGATCCATCGGATGAGTGAATACTGTTCCATTTTTGCTCATTTTTTTACCTCCGTTACTCTAAATGAACGAAAACCATTGCCTTCCTTTGTGTACTTTTCAAGTAGATCTGGATGATCTGCACCAAACCCCTTTTTATCAAAAGACTTGCGTGGCTTTCCTGTTTTGTATGATACTGTCCACTGGTTATCTATATCCCGAATACCATCTGAATCACCAATGAACTTTTTAATGCTAAATTCAATATTCTTTTGTTCTTCCTGTAAAGTTTTAATCTTCTCTTTTAAAGTGATTAGATCCTTTACGAACCATTGAATCTCTCCTTCACTGTCAATAATTTGAATGTCACCATTGCTTTTTGGAAATAGCTTGGCAACATCATCACTATTTATAGGGGGTGGCGGGGTTTTCTCAATAACATAAGATTCCCAAAAATCCACCAGTTTGGGTTTTACGATGCCCCACCACTCCCTGTCGAATTTGACTTCTTCTATTTTATAATCGTGGAATCCAATCTGTATAGCAAAGAACACTGAATCAAATCCAGTGATAGCCATCTGACCTTGTGCTTGGATCTGGTAATACAATGGAATCCTATCCTCCCAATGTCTGTATATCATTGGATCCACAGTTTTGATTTCTATTGCAGACTTAACACCATCATCCCTTCTCACAATACCATCCAGATTCGTAGTTAAATAATCATAGTCTTTATGGATGCGTATCTTTTTATCCCTAACTACCTTTAGACCAGTCTTTTCCGTAAACCAATGGCGAACAACTTTCTCATATAAATGCCCTTGCTGAAAACGGAAACTGTGAATGTCCTTTGCACCATTCATTTTTTCTTCCCATAGTTCATATGGTGTTTTCCACGGAGAATATCCTAAAGCTGATGCAAAGTCACTGGTTCCAATGGATGCCTGTCTGATCGCTATCCAGTCCTCTCTGGACATATCTACTGTACTTATGTAATTCATCCTACTTGCCCTCCCCATCTATTTCATCAAGCATCTTTCTTAATTTTATGGTATTAGACAGTGGAATATTTATTATAACCTTCTTTACTTTCCCTCTTGGTGTCAGCTTTATATTTGCAGCACACCTTGCAATTAATGTGTAGTAAGGTTCTCCCTCTTCTGTTCTATAATATCCTTCAGTATAAATAGATATGTTTGGCTCTTCTACCCCTTTTGGAATAAATGTTCTTTCACCAGTATTAATATCTACTTTGTGAATCCCTTGTTCATCTTCTCTCTTAATATCTTCAACACTTACGCCAAGTGTTAAACCATCCCTACTACTATTTATTAGTTTTTCATTTAATTGATTAGTTGCCATTTTTCTTTTCCTTATGTTATTGAGATTAAATTTTTAATGGTTGCCACCCCATCATTACCCTTTTGAATTGCGGAG